AATTCACCACTCTTTAGCTTTTCAACAGTATATTTACTTCTATCTCCACATAGTATAGATAATGTAGATGATGGAGCAAAGTTATTTCTATCCATATAGCTTTTGAATAACATATACTGTTGCTTACCTTGTGTAGCATGATGATGTATGTAATCTTTCATCTTCCAACTGCTTTGAACTGCAGCAGCCCTAGGTATATCATTAAGATTAATAGAGTCTACTACATGATAATGCATTGGGACTTTATTCAATTTACATGATATATATCTATGTTGACCATCAATGATAGCTTTCTTAGTGCCATCTAGACCATATCTCTTCTGACTAGCAATCCTACTATTAACACAAATAGGATACTCTTTAGTAAGATTTTTTCTTTTGATTTCCTTCCTCAATGTAGCAATCTTACCCCAGTCTACTGGTCTATTAGATGCTATAAGGCTAAAATCATCGAAGTTTGTTGTGGATTTTACCATTCTATTCTCCTTTATTTTAAACCATTTACAAAAGACTTTTTCACAAGCCTTGCTCCAGGTATTTTAGTACCTGCTTTCATTTCCTCTACCATTCTTTTCTTATCTAACCTTTTAGTTTGAATAGTAATATAGTATTCATCTGGCACTTTATCTTCATCATAAGCATCAACTGCACCATTAGAATTCCTTATACTAACTGGATTAAATACAGAATTTTTAGGTAGTGTACCTACAGATTCATGTCTAGTCATGACCATACTTTTAATACTTTCTTGGCCATTCTTAATCATATTCATGATTCTCTTACATTTATCCATGTGTTCCTTGACTAACTCTATCTTTTTATCATTGTCTTTATATAGCCAATAAATTCCATCTTCTTTATCATATAACTCAGCAAATAACTCTTCAAGCTGTATGTCATAATTATCTTCATTAAATGTAAGTCCCATTTGCATAGACATTATGTCTGTTGTTATTTCACTCATTTTTCTCTTCATAGTATCCTTCCTGTTCTTCGTTTATCAACTTCCAATCTAACATTCATTCTTTCCTGTTCTCTATTCTTAATAGTAGATAACTCAAGATATTCAATCTTTCCACTATCATTAGGACGAATAGGTTTCAGAGCAAGAATCTTATTAGCATTATACGATACTCTAAAAGAACCTGCTGGTGATGCTATATCTATACCATTCTGGAATGCATTCTTAGACAATTCCCAAACACCAATGATTACACAATTAATTTCATTAGCGAGATTCATTATACCTTCAGATATGTCTTTATCTTTAGATATTTCATCTCTAAATCTGGACTTCATCAAGCCACAATGATCAATATAGATCACTTCAGGTTCAAATTCTATCGCTTCTAACCGTTTCTTAATCTCCCAAGGATAACAGCTATGATAATCAAATCGTATGTGTTCCATCTTAGGCATACCATTCTTACCAGCTTTATAATGATCTTTCATCTGTTCTTCATTCCAATCATTATGTATCATAGACATCCTTTGTCCTACTTGTCTTGGAGACATCTCAAATTCCATGAAATAAGACTTCCTATCTAGATCATGTAACCAATTTAATAATAACATTGATTTCATTGATTCAGGTGGAGCAGTTAGTAATACAGTTTCTCCTGGATATATAGGGAATTTCTGTTGATACATCTTACCTATATCTACTGGAGTCTTATCACTAGCATAGAATTTAATAAGTTCTTCTTCCAAATCACTTATACTGGTTTCAGACATATGTTTCTTTGACTGAAATAGTTTACAATCTGGTGAACAGAATCTATCTTTTACATCAGAGAAACATCCAAAGTGATAACCTTCACCTTTATTAGCATTATATACAGAATGAAGTATCTTATCCATCTCTTCTATTACGAATGGATATTCATCAGTATCTAATATGCTAGCTCTCCAATGCTCCATAAATGCTCTAACTGCACTTTCAGGATATCTTAATCTAAGATGAGAACCTAAAGTTAAAGCTGCTTTATGTCTAAAACCATAAGGAACATTCTCCATTAGCCTTTGAATACATATATATTCATTAGACATAGAAGCTGTACCATGACCTTTAGCAGCTAATTTACTTTTAGGAAGACTCTTTGTAACATCAAATATTGGATTTGTTTCCAATTCTTCATATTCAAAGACATCTTTAGGTTTGATTGCGTTAACATGCAACCATTCAATACTAACATCATCTATCTCTGATATCTTTATTGGGACTTTCCAGTAACCTGAGGAAAGCTTCTTTGTGTTAGGAATCCGTATTAGTCTTACCTTATCTATAACAAGAGGGTCTGCGAAATCATATACACCTTTATTCTTAAGTACATGCTTAACTCTTAAATTTAGGTCCTTACAAGGCTTCCATTTAAAAGCTGTACCTGATATATGTATATGAAATCCTTTCTCTCCTGAAAAGTATAATTGCATTGGTAAATCAAGTAGATCTATTAATCCATGAGTTAATTGTTTTGCTTGTTCTAGATTAGCTCCATCAACATCAAGAATAAATTCATCTGGCATATATAGATTACCTCTATAACCTGATAATGTTTTATTTGATTTAACATACTCAATTACATCTTCATCATAGTCCCACAAAGACATAAATGTGTCTGAGTTTATACCATAGAATGAAGAAATTTTACTAGTAGGGAAGAAGTGATGTCTGTTTGATAAGGATAATGCGAATTCTTTATAAATCATCTTTACTTTATTCATTTATCCTCTTTTCGGTTGTTAAGAAGAGGGACTGTCTAGGATGGAGGTTCTTGTATGTGGGTAGTGACAGCCCCTCGTTCAAGATTTATCTAAAAGGGAGGTGCAGAAGCATTCTCTCCATTAGACTTAGTTACAGTGCCATTTAGTTCTTTCCATCTCTTAAAACCACCTTCAGCACTTCTTTTCCAGTAATTAACATCTTTCTCTGTAAATGTTAGATGTTCACCTTCTCCAGCTACTGGGGCTGGTTCACGCCATATTTGTGCATAGTTACGATCATCTTTCTCTGAATACTTCTCGTAGAAATATACATTAATAGGCATTCCTGCTAACAAAGAAGCATCATCATCATATGTGATTATAGGTTTACCAGTACCATCATCAAGAACTTCTTGAATACCAGTCTGTGAAAACCTAAACCAATTAGATATACGAAACTCTTCTTTGGTCTTTGTGTTTATAGCCTCATAAGCTCTACAATTTTTATTATCAGGATAATCTTCAAACCATATATCAAGATACCTGTTTCCATTGTAGTCACCATATTCAGCCTTTGAGATAACTAATTCTTTCCAACCGACACTGTAATCAGCACCAGTTCCAGAATTAGTTGTCATTGTTTTAATTGCCATTTACTTCTCCTTTTTAATTAAAGTAGATAAGCTTTGTGTTTTACCAGTACCAGCTTTACCAAGAATAAGGATACGACAATTATCAAATCCTTTTTCTCTTGCAGCATTTAATACTAATTGAAAATCCTGGGGTATTTCATCATCCAGTAAGTTAGTTCTATCTTTAGCATTAGCATATCTAGAAGTATGTCTAGTTCTCCACATATATATTTCTTTACCTTTTACTTTTCTAGTAAATGTATAAAGAACAAAATCAAACCATTTAGATATATCATCTTTAGTTGATCCATCTATATATGGTATCTCTTCATTACCTTCATCCATATTCTGAATTTTGGTATGACATGTTAATACTACAACACCAGGAATTCTCATAAGCTTTTCTAATAGATCATCCAAGCCCATCTTCAATCTACCCCAATCTTGCATCTGCATTGCTGATTTATTTCCAACAAGTTTTCTTTGAAATTTCTTAGATAATTCAGAAAATGTATCTATAATGATACCATCTATTTCAACACCATCTCTTAGAACTTTCTTTTGTTGAGTTTCCATTACTGGGATACCAGCAATTTTCTTTTCTACTTTAAATACCTTGTCTACATATAACTGTACTAAAGTATTTCCAAAGCTATCCCATGTATCAGGTTTAAGTGGTGGACATC